GTGCGAGATCTTTATGTACCGCAATCCACCGAAGCTGAGACACAAGGCGATTTACAGCGCACAGATGATAAGCAAGATCAGGCTGTGCGTGTGCCGGATGGTCGGTCAAAGGAGCAAGACGATGAGTGAAGAACAAGCAATACACTTGGGCGATGGCGCCTACGCATCCATCGGCGAACACGGGGAGCTGTTCATCACGGCAAACCACCACGAGCCAAGCCAGGCAACCGACACCGTCTGCATCGACAGAGGCGACGCGCAACGCCTGATCGAGTTCATCGAAGACGTGATTATGAGAGTGGAGCCAGCGAGCGGTCCGTGATATTCGTAATGGTTGGAATTTGTGGTCTGGTGGTGAGTTGAGTAAAAATCTAGAAAGTTTGGGTTTAACTCATGCAGATGATATGTCTTCTGTTATACTGGCTACATTTTATCATAAGTATCATGGCACCGAGTACGACTTACAGAAAGATATTGAAAAATTTAAAGAACACTGGAAGAATTTTTAGAATATTGGGAGTGCGGTAACGATGGCGGTGTTACACGGGACTGTAAATCCCGCCCCTTGTGGTAAACTAGTTGGTTCGAATCCAACCACTCTCACCATTTATTTTATTTGAGGAAATTATATTATGGAAATTCGTTGGGTGATACGTCAAGTTAGTGCAGATAAAATTGAAGCATATCAAATAGTTCATGGCTGGTGGTGTGGAGGAAGCAAAAAAACAATTAGGGTATAAAGAAAAAGTTTTGCAGTATTTTGATGATGAATGGAAAGATGTACCTACAGTCTTTCAAGCAACATTTTCATAATAGGAGATTCCCCTGTAGCAATCTAGGTGATCGCACTTGACTGTTAATCAAGATGGAGATTGGTTCGAATCCAATCGGGGGAGCCATTTACATTGTAAGGATATATGATGAGTAACTTACTAGAACAGATTAAAGTTGACCAGTTAACGGCTAGGAAGGCTGCTGACACCATCAAGGCAAGCATTTTGACTACCTTGCTAGGGGAAGCATCACCTAGCGGTAAAGAGACTGTTACAGACGCTCAGGTAGAAGCTGTAATAACAAAGTTCGTAAAGAACTTGAATGAAACCATGCCGTATCTAAGTAGTGTAGACAAGCGCAATGCTGCTACTCAGGAAATCGCTATCCTGAAAGAATACCTCCCTGATCAGATCGAAGGCAGAGAGTTAGAAAAATTGATTTTCGAGCTTGTTAACGCTGATGGTTGTGATAACATGGGTCAGGTGATGAAAGCTTTGAATTCAGAATATAAAGGCAGATTTGATGGGAAGGAAGCGTCAAATATTGCTAAAAAGCTTTTTTAAAGGTTATATATTATCGGGACATAGCTCAGTTTGATAGAGCACTCCGTTTGGGGCGGAGATGTCGCAGGTTTGAGTCCTGCTGTCCCGACCATTTTTGCCCGAATAGCTCAGTTGGGAGAGCAGGCCACTTGTAATGGTCAGGTCGTAAGTTCGAATCTTACTTTGGGCACCATTTTAGGAAGGTTGGCAGAGAGGCTTAATGCAGTGGGTTGCTAACCCACCGACCCTCGCCATGAGGGTCCAATGGTTCGAATCCATTACCTTCCTCCAACTACTTTACAATTAGTTTACTTTAATTTGAGGATTGATATTATGAATGATCACGACAACAAAGAGCAAAGAGATTATGCCAAGGTTGAGAAAATAATTCTTAGCTGCAAAACACTAGAACAACTTGATATTGCTATACGAGTTGCATGTAATTACAATACGTTGTACAAGGGGTATGTGCATACACTTTCTGCGATTGCATCTAATAAGAGAGGTATGTTGCGTATGTATGATGTGAGGTTGCATGATTAGGGCTATATGTGGTACAGTAGTACAAGAATTTAGTAGGTTAGCTCAGTAGGTAGAGCATCGTGCTGATAACGCGAGGGTCGCTGGTTCGAATCCAGCACTTACTACCATTTTAATTGAATGCAGGACTATATAATGAACGTATCAATTGAAGACAAAGGCAACACAAAATTCAAAATCACTATCACAGATAATGATGATGTGAGGATTAAACTACAGGCTGGTTGTGATGACAAAACCCGTATGTTGTTTGTGTGTCGATTGAAGCATGTAGCACAGGAAGCTATTGCACAGGGTTTAAACAGCAAAACTCTAAGGGGTAAATGTGGTGTAAATGAAAAATCTATCGTTTTATACACAGATTCTAAGAAGGTTGTACAAAGATTTAATTTTTAATATGCAGGGGTAGGCGAATTGGCATAGCCGCTTGGTTTAGGTCCAAGTGTTTGAGAGTTCGAGTCTCTCTCCCTGTACCATTTTTTTTAGGATATAATTACGATGCGTAGCTCAACAGGTAGAGCAGGGAGCTTTTAACTCTCAGGTCGTAGGTTCAAGTCCTACCGCATCGACCAAGCTATAGTGGTATGATGCTTAATAATAGCAGTGCAACACAGGGGTTCGACTCCCCTTATCTCCACCAAATGTACTTTAAAGGGTGAATTAACACTCACTATCAAGGTTTGGGATAATCTTGAATGTCAGTAGTCTGATAAAGTGCATCTGATGGGGATATTCTGGATTCGATTGTGCTAGGAAGATTAGGTTGACCACCAGTGGTAAAGCACTATAAAACTTAGTAAAATAAATGCTGCAAATGATAGCACTTATGAAGTTCAAGCCGTAGCTTGATAGACTTCTGATGGTTTTCCCGCATTGGAAACAGAAACGGGATTGTGTGTTAGGGGTTTTCCTTAACACACAGGAGATTTATATCATGCAAATGTATTAGGAATTTTATGAGAACAGTAAAAGTAAAGGTACGAAAAGATAATTATAATACCACCAATAGACTCTTTGTTAAACCAGAGTCCTTTCGTGAAAAGGTAGTTTTGTTTGTCAGAGGGTATCGCACATGGAAGTATGGTATAATCGCAGGATCAGTGATGGTTTATCATAAATATAAAGACAGGAAAGAATGTTGAGGGCTGACACCCTTGATAGCTTAGAAAAGGTTTTCGCTCAGGTTAATGGCAAAAACTCTACCGACAAAGAATAATAAGGGATAAGTTATCCAAACTTATTCAATAGCAATGCAAAACGGTGAAAGTCCAAACGCTTATTTATTGTGGCTAAAGCGGCATTGTGGCGGGAAACTTTTCTAAGCATAGGAGAAAGAGGGATATCTTATGTTTTATTATCAAATGGATTACCGATCATGTAGTTAAACAACATGAGAGGAAATACAAATGTGGACAAGAAGTAAACAAAAAAGTTGGTTTCGTTTATTGAAACAAGTTGAAGACTCTGAGATGGAATTTAGAGAATATGGAGTTAAGCGAGTTCGCTGGAAGTCTCATTATGATACACTGATTGATGCTATTTCTTATGAGCGCCAACCTAGAACAATCCAGAAGTCGTGGAAAACACATAGAAAGACTCAATACAAACCCCGTTAATGGGGTTTTTTTTATTTGGGGTATAGACAACCAACAACAAAGGGTGGTAGTATAGGTTATACGATAAACAAACAGGAGATTTTATTATGAGCAACGAAACCACTAAGTTCCTTTCAGAAAAACTTGCTTCTGACATTGAAGTAGAGTTGAGAAAGCATTTCCCCAATGGCTACATTCGTGCCTTCTATTCAAACAATCTTTCCCCCGTTGTATTTGTTAGTTTTGGTCTGATTAAAGACATCAACGATGTTTCTAGCAAGATTCGACACAACGATCCATTGCATCATTCATTCTGCATCCATATTAAGGGCGAAGACAGCTATCAAGCTACAAGCTCTATCAGTGGCCTGAGTGTCAATCCACCACAAGGGTCATATCTCGCAATGAGTACAGTAAAAACCCCTTTCCGCAAGGTCACAGGCGATGCTAATAAGGTTATCAAAGCATTCTCTCGCTTTGCTAGTCGCACAGCTAAGATTGTTGACGATAACAAATCTGACATCTATAAAGTTCATCAAATTGATTCCAAATACCTAAAGGTGGTGATTTAATATGTTTTGTTGTGACCATGAAATTTACAGGATTAAAACAGTATTTACTTGGGTTCCTTTGAAAAGGGTTGCAGAATATAAAGAGTATAAGATATACAAGATTCGGTGGCTAAGCTTTACAAAAGTAAAACAGATTTTCGATATAGAAAGTGAAAAATGGGCAACAATTGACATCTTAGACTGAGGAAATGAAAATAGTGTTTGCAATCCTAACCTCAGTATGAGATAATATTCTTGTACTGAGGAAATAACCACTAGGAGATTTATTATGAGCTATTCAGATATTTATTCAGGCGTTGCAGCTTACATTGATTTCATGGTTGATGATTATGCAGCTTGGACAAACCGTTCACTTGCTGATCGTCCAGACTTCGCCAAAGAGCGTATTGAAGAATTCAAAAATGGATTCAGTGTTCGTGTTGGTAAAAAGTATATCAAGATTGTTAGTGATAATTCAGTCAAAGCCTTTATCGTTAACACTGATGATGATAAGAAATTTAAGAAAGGCGACCTACTAAAACCCGCTGGTTTTGCCGCCCCCGCTCGAAACTCTGCAAGGGGTAATGTGTTGGAAGGTAGGTTCTCTGGTCGCTGGACAGGTCCAGAATATTTGAAGTAAACTCAGGGGCTACGGCCCTTTTTTAAGGATTAATATTATGAAAACCCCTAGTTTTGAAGGGTATAACATTCCAGAACACACACAAGAATCCCTGACAAATTATATTGAACGAGGATACAAACCCGGAGGCTTCCTAACTGCTGTTCTGTGTAATGATCTTTTTGGCTCTCTTTCAAGTGCTGATCATTTGAATAAAGATTGTCTTGAAGATATTGTGAGATGGATTTATATGAATCTCCCGCCAAGCATGTATAAAACCGAAAATAATATCAATGCTTGGTGCCAAGCAGTAAAGAATGGGGAAGATTAATGGATTATAAAAGTCTGGTTTATTTCAAGCCAAACACACAAAAGCAAATCCTCAATACCTATATCAACCCTGTTGAATATGACAGGGTGGAAAGGATGACCCTTTATAAGATTCTAAAAGAGGGGTGTGTGAGGTACAAAGGTGCTGGTATTGCTGCTAACCAACTTGGAATGAGTGATAGAGCATTCTTTAGTTATGATAAGTTGTTCATCAACCCTGATATTGTTGATCGCTCAGAAGAAACCGTTCTAGTAACAGAAGGGTGTTTGTCATTCGCAGGCATCAATGCATTCGTTAAGCGTCGTGTATGGGTAGATGTGGTGTACACTGACGTACTTGGAGAGCAACAGGAAGAACACCTTACAGGGATTAACGCTCATATATTCCAACATGAAATAGATCACTTGGATGGCGTCACAATAGCTGACAGGATACAATCAAAGGTCCAACGTGATAAGTTTATGAAAAAGTACAAAAAAGAATATAAAAAGCGTTGAATCATATTTTTATACCTGATAACATTTAATCAACCATGAAGTAAAACTTAAATAAAATTAAAGGAATACACTGATGAAAAAAGTAATTATTGCAGTTTCGTTTAGTATCTTTGCTACCAGTGTTGGTGCATTTGATAAAACTCTTGAACAAGTTGACAACGAGGATATGCGCGTAAAAAGTGGTTATGTGGATGGTGATAACCTAGTTCTTAGGGTAGAGGATCAGAAAAAGTCAAACGGAAGAAATAACATCTACGGAAAAGATGTTACAATCGACGTAGCTACATTAAAGGGCAGTAAAGGTGATCAAGGCGAACGCGGTGTTGATGGTGTAGTTGATGAAGAAACCAAACAAACCATCAATAATAACACCAGTCGATCCACTGTAAACAAAACCAATATTGAACGTTTTGACGCTAGTCAGTATGGTATTTATGAGAATACAAATTCAATTGATACCATTCGAAATGATATGCAAACAATGGATCGCAACCTATCCGCTGGTATTGCTAGTGCAATCGCAATGAGCCAACACCAGTTTGACCCGAGGTTTAATGGTGGGCAGGTTAGTATCGCTGGTGGTGTGTATAATGGCGAGAATGCAGTGAGTATCGCGGTTGGTGTACCACTTGGTAATAGGGCTTTCTTCAATGCCTCTGCCTCTGCCAATTCAGGCTCAGGTAGTGAAAGCCTTGGTATGGGTGTAACGATTCTCTTACCATAAAAACAAAAAGGGGCTTGCGAGTCCCTTTTTTTATTGATACAATGAATACATAAACTGATAACAGGAGATTTGAAATGGGTATGATGACTTACGTAGCACAGAACGCAAAGAATCGTCTTCTCGCAAACATTGATGAAGCTATTGGAAAAATTGGTCATGGCGTTGCTGATCAGGGGAACAAAATGGCCCTTAACAATGTTCGTGAAGGTGTTGAGTCACTTAATCTGTCCAATGCATACAAACTTGAAAAGGCTATTATGAACGCAGAATACTACGATCCTACAAAAGATAAGTGGGGTTTTGGTCCTACAGCTATAAGCCCAATGAATTACCTCTCTTTCTGTAAAGATGCTGGCGTACCAAAACCAACAACTGATGAAGTTGAAGAACTTTCTAGGGGTTGGATTGACTAATTCAGAAAAAGTTTATAAGGAAAATAATTATGAGTCTTAGTTTTGACGAAGTGTGTAATCTTAAAAAGGGTGATTTGGTTTATGAGAATGCTTCACAGCAATCTGTTTTGTTTTCTGTGATGAATGATCCTGTTACAAAAGATAATAAAGTTATATTTGTTGGTGAGTGTTGTAATGGTGAGGTTGATTTTCTATTAACTAAGGGATATGAGCATTACGGGCCTAAGCTTTCATTTGAACCAGAATATCTTTCAAGAAAAGAATTAAATAAAATCTTATAAGGACTAAAGAATGAATAAAGTAATGTTTTTAAATTTTGGTAATGTGGTCACAATACTAGATGAAGATTCAGAAGTCTTTGGTTGTCCTCAAGTAGTTCAATATGCTACCGTCGATCTTACAGAAGTTTCTACCAGTAAATATCTAAAGAGTCGTGAATATAAAACCAAAAATGTAGCTGTTTTTAGGTTGCACCCATTTAATTGTAATGATTGGTTGTTACTAAAAACAGGTGTACCCGCTGATCATCGTTATTACAATCACCCAACAATAAATGACCTTTATCTAGCAAATCAGGCTCAGACTCTTTTTAATGATTGGGTAGATCAAGGTAAACCAGATGCAAGATATGATTCTGAATACGATATGTCAATTCATAGTAATCCTGATCCTGATGCTTGGGCTGAATTCTTTTTAAAAACGTGGCCTGATGGTTGCAATGATCGTGATACTATGGCGGGGTGGTTTGCAAATGCTATGATGGCAAAACACGATTCTGATAATAATAAGTATTATGATGATGACGAAGTAAACATAATTCTTCGTGGAAAAGGTGATAAATGAGTATGACTGATGAAGAACGGGCAATAGTACAGGAAGCTAATCGTAGAGTTGTGTGTGCGGCTAATGTAAGTATATATGGGGTAGTGCTGCTAGGGGCGCGTCATTGGGATACATGGATGCATAAGCAAGCCGACGCACAGGGTATCACTGGTGCAGAAGGTTGTCAGGTACAGGGGTTCATCGACCAATACGGCAACTTCCTAACCCGCTCCGCAGCATGGGTAGTAGCCAAACGTCAAAATCAGATCATTAGGCTTGTTGGAAGTCAAAAAAGTATTTACGATGATGACGAAAAACTTTGGTCGGAGAATCTATACTAATGAAATGGGAACTAACGGGTAAGTGGATTATCTCAACACGATTTGGCAAGGCTACCTTTCGTGTTGAAGTGAAGCGACCAGCAAGAAGCCTTGGTCAAGATTGGGATTATAAATGGCGTTGGGCTAACATCGAAGAAATTCAAGAATTGAATCTATGTTATAATGGAAGCTAAAAATGAGTATCAGTAATTGTATAAAAGATTTTTCGATTGGATATATAGTGTCGTATGGTAAGGGGTCATATAGTGCATATGGTTACGTAGTAATGTACTATACGTCTGAAAATCAGATCGTAGACAACCCTAGAACACGATGCTGGCGTTTTGGTATGTGGCTTGGTACTAAGCTACAATAAATAGATAGGGTCCATACAGGAGGTTGTTAGGCTCTCTAAAAGCCATAACACAGGGTTCAATTCCCTGATGGACCACCACAACAACTAAGAGGAAATAACCATGAAATAGAAAAGAAACCTCACAAAACCGACAATGCGCTTATTTAGATGGGGTAAGGACGTTAATGATACTGGCTACAGGATTTTTACCATAGCGTTTTCCAAAAAGTTAGGCATTGATATTTACCTATTCCATTATAAACAGGGTTCATACATTCCTAAGCACAAAGACCCAAAACATAATGGGCCTATGTACCGATTCAACATAGAATTGAAGAAAGCAAAAATTGGTGGTCAGTTTGTTTGTAAGAAAACCCTATGGTCATGGAAAAACAGAGCTTTCTTTTTCAGGGCAGATGATTCTTACCACTATGTTACTAAAATAGAAAAAGGCTCACGGTGGGTGCTTTCATTTGGTAAGGTTATGAAAAAGCATAAATAGAATAAATTCTAACCAGAAAGGTAAGTAATATATGAAACCATTTAAACAATACATGAACGAAGCGTCTGCTGATAAAGCCAAAAAAGGTGATGATGCAGCATACGAAGCTTTCTTTAACAAAGCACTGAAAAAGTTTGGGGCTGAGTCGCAGGATGAGCTTTCAAAAGACAAGCAAAAAGAATTCTATGACTATGTTGATAAAAACTGGAAAGGTGATAACGAGGAAGATTAAACCTTTTAACACGGTGCTGAAACTATTTAAAAAAGGGGCTTGCGAGTCCCTTTTTTTATTGCTAAGATATAGCTAAATTCATTGAGGAATACTTTTATGATGTCACTGAATGATCTACCAACCATTATTGATGATGCTGGAACCTATCAAACCCGTGGTGGTAAGACCGTGTACATTCACGAAGTCAAACAAAACTCCAATCCCAAAACCACTTCCTTTGATGGAAAGGGAACGATTAGTTACATCAAACCCGGTAATGTACGTCATACTCAAGAATATAACATCTGGCATGTGAGTGGTCGTATTAGCGTATTTGATCCTTGTGATAACGACATTGTTAGTAAAAAAGTCCTTGCACTTTAACCGTAATCCCGCTACAATGTAGTGTATTGAGATACTAAACCACTTAGGAGAATTTTATTATGGATTATACACAGCGATTTTTTGAATTAAACCCCTTCCATAAACGGATGACAGAAACCGATTACTTTGATTGGTTGAAAGCCAAAAATAAAAATGATATTAATGCAACCGAAGCCAAAACGGAATACCTGAATGAGCGGTTCAATTTCAAACGGGGCACAGATTATATTGGTCAGAAAGCTATTAAAGCAATGCGCTACATTGAAAATTATTACTTTCACTTCTATGTCCAAAAAAGCGGGGAATATCACACAACCCGTGATGTTGGTATGTCATAACGGGGATGCCAAAAATGAGTCTTTCATATGAGTACGGGAAGTCCGAACTACCAAAAAAACGATACGTATTTGCTCTGATGAGAAAGGGGGTTCCATACGCTCTTTACATTGGGGATAAACAATTACCAGAGGAAGTGGTTAAGCACGAATTTTCCCATAGACAGATGAAACAAATTCTTCTGGATTATGGGTACAAATTAATGACTTACAGGTGATACAAAACTAAATGAGGAATTTTTAAAAATGGCCGCTACTAATAAGGTTAATCACAACTATTTTATTAAATATACATTCTCTGTAGATGTTCAAATCTTTAATGAAGACAAAGAAAACATTGAATATATAATTGGTGAATCAGTGGAGAATGCTAATTTCTCAGAGGATATTGTTATTATTGAAATGTTGGTAGGTTTATTTACATCTATAGCAATTTGTGATACTAGGGGGATATTAACACCAAACATGAGAATCTATCTTCCTGTTTTGGATAGTTTTCTTTTAGATGATCAATGGGGTAGGCTTCGTGAAGTGACCACTAAATTAACAGGGGTAAAAAATGAAGACTTCCCAAAATACGTGGAGTGAACGATTTTTATGTTTTGCTCTTTTCTATGCAACATTCAGCAAAGACCCATCTACTAAGGTAGGTTGTGTAATCACTGATGGACAGAATCGGCCTATTGGGTTTGGTACGAATGGCTTTTCCAGAACTTATCGCTTTGATGAAGATACATTTAATGATCGACCAGAGAAGTATAAGCGTGTACTACATGCAGAAGAAAACGCCATTTTCAATGCATCAAAGAGTGTTGATGGTTGCATAGCATACGTAACACACCCACCTTGTTTGCATTGTTCACATGTACTGGCGCAGAATGGTATTTTCAAAGTGGTGGCTATAAAACCAAACGAAGAGTTTTCTGAAAGATGGGATTATTTGGAAACAAAAGCAGAAATGATGGATGTTGGGATGGAATTCGTATTGATTGAAAAACCTAGTAGTGATACAATCATTCAAGCGCTAAACCAATGGCAAAAAACGGTAATAGGATAAAATTATGAATAGTGTAAACTTATTTTTCGAATCATTGATGATATTTCTGGTATTGTTGTCTGTTGTGAGCCTAGCCACTGGACTAATTACAACTAGTATAGCTTTTCGTGATTCAAGGAAGTATAAGCAGGAAATGGAATTTAATGGGGATGCATTTGTAATCTCTGTAGTTCTTCCAACTTTATACCTTATTGCTATTGCTATTGCAGAGTTTGTTGTGATACAATAACCTTTAAATACAAATCTGCCCGTGGCGCAATTGGATAGCGCAAAAGATTTCTACTCTTTTGGTTGGGGGTTCGAATCCCTCCGGGCAGGCCAATTAGAAGAACTGTATGTATAATATAACAATTGCTGATTTTGATAAGTTGTTAAATGAGTGGAATGAGCTACAATATCTTAGATTACAATACCTTAGAGAAAAAAGAGAAAGCGAAATTTCAGAGAGGAAATTTAATGAATATAACAATGGGCTTAAAAAGTTCAACAATAATTTTAAAAAGTAATTATAAATGATGTAACTGTTTGTTGACGGAGATTAAATTTTATGGCTACAATTATTAGAGAAGTTCCTGAATCATGTTATAATGTTCCGCTAGGTTTGGTTAAAATTTACTGGATAAATAGTGGTTACTCGCTGGCTTCTATTTCAAATGACAGGGATGGGGTTAGACATTTTCATTGTTGTAACTGGATAAACATAGAATGTACTTCACTAAAAGAAAAGCTGGAAGATATTATTCGAATTGAAGTTATCAAAGAACTCTAAACCAACGGAGATTAAAAAAATGTCTACAGCATTAGCATATAAGTCAGAAGTGATGCGAAATGTGATCTACCCTCTAAATGATGAGTTCTTTGATCAAAATCGTGATCGCAATATTCGATACTTCACAAAGTACAACCCACATTTGTTTGGTCGTGTTCTTGAACGCAAGATCGACAAAAAAACATTTACAGAAATCTTTGAATTACTTTTCAAAAATCATTATGATATTTTGCTTGCGATCTTTGAGAATGATAAAGAAAAAATGAATTCAAAAGATTCTGTTGCTATCTTTGTGCGTCGAAAAGATGTTAGTATCTGTTTCATTGTATTTGATGATGGAAAAGACGGATATTTCACTCTGATGCCACTTACGGTACTAGGTAAGAACGGATACAAAAAATGCGACTATGAGATTAATCTATGATTATAATTCTTGATTACTTGTTATATTGGGTTAGTTGCCTTTTAACATTTTGTCTTCTAACCATGATATTCACTAATGTTCCTTTTAAAGTGATTATGAAAGAATATGCAATCAAAGTAGTAGGGGTTTGGTCATTGATTATATACATGATTATTGTATATCTTACAGGGGAGCTATTATATCTATGATTATGATTGCCGATTATGTTTTGTATTGGGGGTGGTGCCTTTTATTATATTCTCTTATGACTAGGATTTTTAAAAAGATTGATGTAAAAAATACCATGAAAAATACATCTGATATTTATGGCATGGGTGTAATGTCACTCATTTGTTATATGATAATTTATTTGGTTAATGGTGGTTCGGGGTTCATTTTATTATGATTAGATATAGATTATTAGAAGCAATCTTAAAATCTTTTTTTCTAGCTATGATGATTTATGCACCAAGTCTTGTTTTGGTTACTGGATTACTTGACATTAAGTATGGATTTATACCACTTGAAGTATTTTGGTGGGTTTTCCTTGGGCTTCCATCTGCAATTTACATAGTAATTTTTATTCACCTATACTCAACAAGATATAATCCAAACAGTATTATGAACGGTGGTGGTACTTCATATGAAGAATGACCCCTTCACATGGAAAACGTTTGATTGGGAGCCGTTGGTGTATGATGAAATGGAATCCGTTACTAATGAGGAAACAGGTAAGCGATTCTACAAGACCCCTGTAGGTAATCTACCATCCATGACCACTATTTTAGGTATTCTTGATGATGGGGGTATAGATGCATGGATTGAGCGTGTTGGTGTGGAAGAATCTGAACGAATTAAAACCGAAGCATCCACACGCGGTAACTCGCTTCATGATCTTAATGAGATGTATTTACGCAATGAGCTAGATCGCTCTGAGCTACGCGGTAAGGGCAAGGTATTGTTCAACCGTGTGAAGCCATTGCTTGATACCATAGAGGTTGTTCACGGTTGCGAGGTAGCCTTGTACAACGATGTTGATGGCTATGCTGGTAGGGTTGATGCAATAGTCCGTATGAATAAAAAATTAACCATTGTTGATCATAAAAATTCAAGAAAGCCAATAAACACCAAAACCTCTTTAGGAAGAAAAAAATCTTTCAGATATGCAATGCAAATACATGGATACGCTAGGGCTTTTTATTATATGTTTGGTGAGAAATACAAAGCTGAGAAAGGATGTATTATTGTGGGGAATCATAACACATCAAATTCGGAAAAAATAAATTTTAATGTATATGATGATTTTTATGTTAAGGAATTTGATATTTTGATTGCTGCATTCAAAGGCGAATGCAGCATTAATGAAAGTGTATATTTTAGATTATGAAATCTTCTGTTTGCAATTTTCAAAATGCCAACGAGTCATAACACCTTTACCACCTTCTTTTTCGCAGTGAGGACATTTTACTTTTATCCCTTTTGTGTGGCCTACATACCTACCAGAAATCCAATGTGGGTCATTTTTATCACAAGTGAATGATTCTGTAGAATCTGACTCCGTATCACGAACCATGACCAAATTTCTTCTTCTTTCTTTATCTTCTTCCGAAACAACTCTACCAATTCCTTGAAAAACGTACCTACCAGATAAATAATGTGGATCATCAACGGAACAACGAAAAACTATATTTGTATTGGATTCTGTATCCCTAACTGCGACTTTATTTTTTACAGTTTTTCCTATGTTCTGTTTATGTTCTTCTGATCGCGTTGGTTTGGATACACCTTTTGTCGATTTTGACATATTTTCTTTAGCTTCATCTGTAAAATCAACTCTACCAACTAACCAACCAGAATTTAAGTAAACCCCAATTTCATTTTTATTTACTCGTTTTGATTCATTATTTTTATAAATCCATAATTTATTTTTAACATCAAGCGATAACCTATATTTATGTTGATCAGAAAGAGGTTTTCCTTTTTTAGCTTCCGACATCATCTTTCTGGTTTTTTCTGATACAACTCTACCAGATAACAATTCAGAAAGATTTTTTCTAAGCTCTTGATAAGCTCTACTAGAAACTCTATATTTTCTTTCCTTTCTTTGTCCATTACACATCATGTTAAAGGCAAACCACATACCACCACCAAAACATCTAGCTAAAATCCAATGAGCTATATAATGTTGCCTTGGAGTTAAATTCACTATATTCCACGAATTTTTATATTTTGATTTATATTCAGGCCAAAGATTTTTTGATGATGGGCATATATGATGCTTTTCAAATGTTTCTAAATTAAAATTATTTTCATTGCAAGCATTGACAAAATTCAAATACCTGTTAAGATAGTGTGTATTGTGTTCCTTAGAGGATAAAATTTTATAAAGGTTTTTTGAGTTCATAACTATTTTCTCGTATAGATAGGTTATACTAGATATTTATAAATACTTGTGTTCAAATATGCCCTACAATGTGTGGGGTATGCAATCTGTGTAGAGGAAATGTTTGGACTCAAGGCTAAAAAAGGGTGTATCATTGTTGGTAATCATGATACATCCAATGGGGAATGGTTTAAGTTTTCCCTCGACAAGTACAAGGGAGAGTTTATTAAGCTTATGGAAATCTTTAACGGTGATCGACCTGATACAGATTCACTCTACTACAAACTATAAAGGAAAATATATGGATTTTAATAATGCAATGACCAAAGAAAAAACAGATGAACACTTTCAAGAATATCTTGAACGATTTAATGGTAAAGGTGGCTCAGTTGAAGAATTAAAAAGCCTTGGCATCTATGACGCTCTAAAATCTACATTTGAATACGCTTTTATTAAGGGTGTGGAAGAAACTCTCATACAAGTTAAAGATATAATTAATGGAGAATGAGATGGGTGATAATGTATCAGATGGGTTTAATAACTTCATTAAATCACACAGATTTTATAACATACCAGTGCAAGATGGTACAATGTTATATAATTCTCTTTACCAAGCGTATATTAATGGGTATAAAGATTCTACTATAGATTCTGTTGATCAGCTAAAAGTGAGAATGGAAGAATTTAATAATGATGACAAATCGTAAAAATTGTAACTCAACTAAAAAAAGGCTGCTTTAAAGGATGATGTTTAAATCAAAGAATGACTTCTGTCTATACCTAGAAAATCTTAAAAGACATTTGGGAGTCGATACATACATGGAAACGATCATTCATTTTTATGAAAATGAAACTGATCAGGAAATGGAAGACATTGCAAAGCTTTTGAATAAAAAGTTGATAGACTGCATCGAACGGGAAGGTGTGGATATAAAAATGATCAAGGGTCATCAATTAGAGCCTCTTATATGAGAGGATTTGCTGCTTATCAAACGTACCTAGCTATCATGATGCACTTCAATGAGAAGTCAAATTATGATTACTTTCAGTACAATGGTAAGACAAGGGCAACAATCGAAAAATTCAAAGACGATAAGCAGAAAGTTTTTAAGTTCGGTGGCATTGAAAAGCGTGTTGGTGTTGGTGAGCTTGAAACATTCTTTTTTGTCAACATGGAGAAAGAGGGGTATAGAGCATTTGTGCCTCAACTCTGGTACAAATCTTATAAAAATCAGCTTGCAATATTGAATGATAGTATGGTATCCTTTGAGGATGATATTAACCACATAGTAGATATAGCAAAGCACGAAGGTTGTACGTACAAAGATTTATTCTGTGGTGGTGATTTCCACTTGCACCCTCTATTGTACGTGTGGTATGATAAGGGGATAATATCGCGGTTTACAATGCTTTTTATTGACGCATACATAGAAAGCATATTTGATGAATCCCATAGTAATGACCCGCTTCTATGGACAGAAGTGGTTGACAGACATCGTATAAGGGTAGGTTTCTACCGTCGATGTTATTTCTCTCGTCTACAGTCCAAGGATGAAATGATAAAAATTGGACAAACTCAATTAAATAATATTTTAGGTAATAATTAATGGCTAATTTCAACGCTCTAAAGAAAAAGAAAGGTAGTAATCTCAAGGCAATGGCAGAAAAACTTGAGGGTATGAACAAAGGCAGTGGTGCAAAGAAAGATGAACGCATTTATAAGCCGGGGTTTGATAAGAAAGAAGGTATTGGTAATGCTGTGATTCGTTTACTTCCCGCGCAGGAAGGTGACAATTTTGTGCGCCAATTCAGCCATTCTTTTAACGTTGGCAATAACTTCTATTGGGAAAACTCTCGTTCAACCATTGATGAGAAAGACCCTGTAGGTATTTCTAATGGTTTGTATTGGCAGTTAGGGGAAAAGGCTGATAACGCGGAAGACAAAAAGAAATTCCAGAATGTTGCACGTAATCGTAAACGCAGAACGAAGTATTTCTTCAACGTCTATGTAGAGAAAGACAAGAATAATCCTGATTGCGAAGGTCAGGTGATGATCATGGAATGTGGACCACAAATCTTCAAAGTGATTGAGGGTGCGATTAACCCTAAATTTGAAGACGATGATCCTGTTGATCCATTCGATCTGTGGAGTGGTGCGCCTCTCAAGATTCGTGCTATCGGTCATGAAATCCCTGATCAGCGTACTGGTAATAAGGTAGTTGTACCTAACTATGAAGAATCATTGTTTGGTAATGTTGGTGAGTTCATGGGTGGTGACGAAGATAAGATGAAAGAAATCTTTGAAAAGACCTATGACCTGTCTGAATTTGCTACTGTGAAGTCATTTGATGAGCTTTCAGAACGGTTCAAAGCTGTTACTGGTGAGGACTACGACAAGCTTGATAAGACCTCTGAGGATCACGCTAAGGAAGCAGAAGACGATTTTCGTGACCAGTATAAAGAAGCTTCTGGTGAAGATGATAGCTCAAGCAAAGGAAAAGAGCCTGAACCAGAGGTTGTTGATGAAGTACAATCAAAGCCTAATGCTGTAGAAGATGATGACGATGATGATTTACTTAGTGAATTTGAGCGCCTAGCAAACGGTGACTAATCACTAACAAACTTTACGGGGCTACGGCCCCTTTTTTTATGAGGTAAAATATGCAATTAGTAAAAACAGTTAAGACTTACAACACATTAGAATTACTTAGAGGTATGGTTGAAATTTCAACCGATCATTTCAAAAACCCAATGTATAATAACGCATATCCACTTGAAAAAGCTACAATGTTTAGTTTTGGTCGTCGGTGTGGACATACAAATGCAATTAAACAATATGTTCAAGGGAGTGATGATGAAATTGTAGTTGTATGTGATAATATTACTTTGGCTAGGGATATTAATAAAGAATTGGGATTTGATGTGGCTATTTCTATTAATGTCATTAAAAATCTCAACAGATTTAGGGGGTGTACTACTATACCATCAAAAATAATTTTTGATTCATGTTCAATGAACGATATTCATTATTTTATTGAAGCAGTTATGGTTAATAGAATATATGATATACAGGCTATTACTATCATACAAACCATTTAAAAACTGAATTTTAATAGCATATAAATTCCTTGTAGAAATCAAGTTAAGTAATTTTCTACAAGGAATTTTTTTTATGTTAAAACAAGAAATTATATGTCCAAGTTGTGATCAGCAATACATTGTATTGAGTGATAATTCAGAAGTAGCTTATTGCCCGTTTTGTGGTGATGCCGTTGAGACAGAATATGAACGCGGTGAGTTAGAAATGGGTAGTGATGATGAGTAAAGTTATGGTAGCTGGAATTGATTATTCAATGTCCTGCCCTGCAATTGCAATTCATCCTATGAAACCGATTAAAAATTTTAATGATGTGAAAGTGTTTTTCTACACTTCTCAGACTAAATACAAGTCCAGCTTCAACAAAAACATCTATGGAATGGCTCACATTCCTTATGAATCTGAAATGGAAAGATTCGACAATATTTCAGAATGGTCGCTGGCAATCCTACAAAAATTCAATGTCAAGGAAGTTGCTTTAGAAGGCTATTCAATGGGATCAAAAGGTGTGGTGTTTAACATAGGCGAAAACACTGGCCTTCTCAAATACAAACTATGGCAAAATGGTATTGAATTTTCTACGCCTGCACCAACAACGATTAAAAAACACTTTTCTGGAAAGGGTAATTCTAAAAAAGAAGCCATGCTTGAAGCATTTGATAATCGCTTCGATATGGATTTGAGAACCATTCTCGATTATTCTCGAAAGACGATTGAATCACCCATTGGTGATGTGGTAGATTGTGTGGCTATTGTTGATTACCTTATCACCAATAAAATTTAAAAATAAAGAGGAACAAATGATAGAAACTATTGTTAAACGCAATGGGGATAGAGAACCCTTTTCCCCATCAAAAGTCAATCAATGGGGTGAATGGGCCTCAAAAAATTTAGGATCGAAAGTTGATTGGTCTAGTGTTGTACTGCACACAGTTAGCACACTCCCGAAAGAATCTTTTTCCCAAGTTCTACAAGAAAGATTAATAAAAACCTGTCTTGAATACAATTCATGGCCTTATAACCGTATGGCGGGTAGACTGTATGCGGCCCTGATCTATAAAACACTGTATGATGGTGACATTCCGACTGTCAAGGCTCTGCACCATAAATTACAGAAGCTTGGTATCATGGAATATCTTAGCTATACAGATCAAGAATATGATGAGATTGAAAAACTCATTGATCACAATAAAGATTTAAAAGCAAGTCATTTTGAATTGAAACAGGTTCGACAAAAATATTCATTATGTAATCGTGTCACTGGTGATGAATACGAATCGCAACAGTTTGTTTATATGCGTATGGCTATGGCGCTTGCCGAAGATCAACCAAAAGATACTCGTATGGTTGATGTGACCGCATTCTATGAGCTTTTATCTAACAAGGTGATCAATGCCCCTACTCCCAACTATGTCAACCTTGGAACCTCTCTCAGAGGCTTTGCCAGTTGTTGCTTGTATACTGTTAATGACAATGCACAATCAATCGGTATCGGTGATCATATAGCATACACCATGACGTACATGAGTGCTGGAATTGGCGCACATCATCAAATTCGTTCTGTTGGTGATCCTGTCCGTGGTGGTATGATTAAGCATCAAGGCAAACTCCCATACTATAGATCATTGGTTGGGGCTATCAAAGCCAATTTACAGAATGGTCGTGGTGGGGCTGCTACAACATATTATTCTATGTTTGATCCAGAAGTAAACGTTATTTCTCAATTAAAAAATCCTATGTCTACAGAGGACAAGAAAATCCGTGGCATGGATTATAACGCAGGAACCAACAAGTTTTATGCTAGGAAAGCTGCTAAAAATCAAGAAGTATTTTTATTCAACGTTTTCACTGCACCCGATCTTTACAAAGCATTTTATAGTGAAGATGATGAATTGTTTGCTAGTCTTTATGAGAAGTATGAAAACGATGACAACTTTAAGAAAACTTATGTAAATGCCAGAAACACACTACTGACATCATTGAATGAAGCTTATGAAACCGGACGCTCCTATTTACATTGGGCTGATGAGATGAACAGACACACTCCGTTCTATGATAAGATTTATAGTTCCAATCTGTGCGCTGAGATTTCTCTACCTACAGATGGGTATGAGAATATGGCAGACTTGTATTCCTATGAAGATCATGGTAAGGGTGAAATTGCTCTATGTTCGTTGGGCGGTATTGTTGTTTCTAATGTCAAGAATGATGAAGAATACGAAAAAGCTTGTTATTATGCATTGCTTATGATCGACAAATGCATTCATAGAACACATTACGAACTTCCGCATTTGGGAGTTACTGCTAAGTCAAGACTCAATGCTGGTGTGGGTATTATCGGATTGGCTCATCACATGGCTAAGAAAGGCTTTCGCTATAGCTCTGAGGAAGGCAAGAAAGAGATTCACAACGTATCAGAAAAGCATATGTACTATCTGATCAAAGCAAGTCTGAAATTGGGTAAAGAGCTTGGTAATGCTCCATGGATCAATAAAACAAAATGGGTTGATGGTTGGATGCCTATCGACACATACAATAGGAATGTTGACGCTGTAGTGGGTACTGATCTACAATACGATTGGGAAGAATTGAGGCGAGAAGTTATCACCAATGGGGGTATTAGAAACTCTGTTGTATGTGCGCATATGCCTAGCGAAAGTTGTTTGCACGAAGACCAACAAATTCAGACTTCAATGGGTAATATGTCCATGAAGCAGATATTCAATCTGGCTGAAGTTGATTTCAAAGAAGCTGTTGCTGATTATGATAAATTTAATGGTGGTCAATGGTATTCTTTACAGACACCAATTCAGGTTAAAACTCGATTTGGTTTGAAAGAAGTGGAACGTGTGTGGTACAATGGCTACAACAATTATATTAATATCACAATGGAAAACGGGGATGTTATCAAATGTACTCATCATCATAAATTTCTTGTTAAAGATGCTGATGGTAAAGAGCATTGGAAAATGGCAATTGAACTATCTGAAGATGATGACATTGTGACACACATGTCTTGAGTGTAGGCATTTGAACCCCTGATTTTATAAATACTATTCATATAGGTTTATAAAATCAGGAATAATTAAGGGAATATACCATGAGAAAGAATGTCATAGAGAACCTAAGAAAAAAATTAGATGATGCTGTAATTGATTACGATGACACACTTTTTACACAAGCAATCCATGATTTTTCTTTTATAAAGAAAGTTCATGGATCAGAATGTGGTAAGCAAGTTCATAGTCTTTTAATGAATATGCATCACTATCCACAAGATTTTGTTGCACATTTTAATGATATGATGGAATACGTAAAAAGGCATAATATAAAACCTCCGCATTGGCTTTATAATGCTGAACTACTCACATACAAATTTAACCGTGACATAACATACTGTCAAGAATATGTTGATAAATTAAAAAAGAATAAATGTACTAGCAAAGATGGGTTTATAAAAAGACACGGTAAAGAGGCTGGCGAAAAGAAATTTAAAAAATTTCAGAAAACCAGTGTCAAATGGATAGATGAATATAGGGAAAAATATGGTAGTGATGCCTTGATTGAAAAGTATAAGAAATCATCAAAGTGGTGTGTTGAACATTATATTGATCTTGGTTATTCGGAAGTTGAAGCCTCTCAATTAGTTTCTGAATTTCAGCTAAACAATGCTGGTGTAAACCGACAATATTATGTGAGTAGGGGATATACGGAAGATGAGATTGATGGAATTATGAATTCGATTAATCCAACAAAGGGACTCAGAAAAGAAGATTATATTACAAAACATGGCCATGTTAATTGGGTAGGAAGGCGCGAGGGATACAGGAAAGGTAATACCGTTGAACATTTTATGATGCGCTTCAATGATTGGGAAGATAAATGGAAAGACAGGCGGGCTTTATTTGTCTCAAATGGCGAAGATTTTTATAAAGCAAAGTATGGGGATGATTGGGAAACAGAATACAGAAAACGTTTGACGCAATTTTCATTGGCCCATAACTCACTAAAGTTATTGGATTCTTATGAAGTTGATTCATACATGAGCGAAGTACAAAAACACACTCAATTATCAATTATCAATCATAGTGACAAAATTCCTAACTTTGATAAACACAAAGTAAGCGGATACCACTTAGATCATGTATACTCAAAAAAACAAGGCTTTCTTGATGACATAGACCCTGCTATAATAGGACATTATACAAATTTGGCTGCTGTTGATTCATCATATAATATGTCAAAAGG